ACGTGAGAAATTAAATTGGGGTCTTCACGCATCGCGTCTAATATCGGCATATAAGGTTCAAGTTCGCCTAGTCGAGAATTTAATCTCTTGGCTTCTCTACTTGAAGCAGAATACCGATTTTGCAGTACTTCCGTATCCGTGTTATTGGTCGGCTCTACCGCAGTACCTTCATCAGGGCTCATAGCAACTGTGTTATTAGTCGCCTCGTCAGAGGTTATCTGTGATGGTTCGTCATATACAATTCCATTAGCGGACTTATCTAGAGCATCAAAAAATGCTGCTGAGTCGTCCACGGAACTGACTGAATCTTTAATATCTAAGATGTCTACGTCAGGGGACTCTTGTTGAGTGTTGCCTACTTGTGCATCTGCCATTTTATGCTCCTTTTTGCATTGAGATAAATTTAATCATCTGTACGTATTCTTTACAAGACTATTTTTCTGTTTCTTTGGTCGACTGGACAGCTCTTGCCATGTCCTTTTTCATGTTCTGAAACTCACCTTGCATTAGACCTCTCAAAGTCTTCTGCTGGGCTTCTGTGTCTACAACATCTTTTCTTATCTCTCCTTCAGCCTGCTGTACCTTCATCTTTATACCAGCCTGCACTAGTTGACGTTCCAGAGTTTCAATAGTTCCCTCTCTATCTTTTAATGCTTCTTCCATTTGCTCAACCTGTGAAGATAATTGGGCATATACTGATTTTCTTTGTGCTACAGACTTCTTTCCTCGAATATCTGTTTCAGCCAACATGGCTATATCATCTATTAGACCAGCCTGGAACCACCTAAAATATTCCTCTAACAAAGCCCATCTATTAACAGGAAGAGTAGCTCCAGCTATCATTCTAACATCAAACCTAGCTGATTCATAATCCATCCACTTGCCAATAGCTTTTCCGTAATCATTATAGATTGGGATATTAATTTCTACCTGTTTTTCATCCATATTATCTTCACCCTGTCCAGCCTCAGGTTGAACAATTCTAAAAACTTTATTAGTAGAATAAGTCTGCTGAGCAACCTCTTTAAAACATTTACCAAGATGCTCAAGACAAGGTTCAACAATGCTATTCATCCATGCTCTAATTCTTCGAGTACCATATTCATCATTAGCCAAGAGACCTCTATAAGTCTCAGGCTGAGCTTGGGTATTACCCATCATAGAAGAATAAATACCACTAATGTATTCTACATCCTGTTTCCCTTCTTGAGTAATTGAGTAAAAAGCATTATTAATAGCTGCAGGTTGAACTGGAGTTGGTGGAGTAAAACCTTGTCGGTACTTAAGAAGAGCACCCGCAGAAGAAGAATACTGTTCCCACTCATCCTCTGGGATAGAACCTTCCTCGTAAAGCCATCTTAGATTAGAAGCAAGGTTTGCATTATGAATCATAATCTGATGAGCTTTATTGATTTCCTGTTGTTTACCTATCAACGGAACAACCGCAGACATTGGATATGGAGTTCCTGTGTATGTGTATGGAACAGGAATTATAGGATACTCTGCAAATGGAAGGACATATTCATAAAGAAATGTTTCCTCACCACAACTACAGGTTAATTGTATCTTAGTCTGATTAAATGGAGTAGCAGATACTATTCTTTTTCTAATCTCTGGATTCTTTGTAAAGATTTCAAATTCTTTTTTAGAGATTACCTTTCTTTCAACTCTTTCTAGTTTCTCTTGTACCTGAGACTGTATAACCTGTCTTTGTTTCTCTATTGCTTCTTTAGCTTCTCTTTCAGCCTTTTGTATCTCAAGAGAACCTCTTTCTTGAATCATTTCCCCAGATGCAACAGCTTGTTGAATTGATGCCGCCTTTTCCTGTAATGAAACCTGAACCTCTTGTTCAAACTCTTTCATCTCTACAGTTAGAAGCTCACGGGCTTCAGCTGTCTCTTCTTTAGTTGGTATAGCTTTTATCAGTACAGCATAAAAGGGAATCTTAATTTTCTTGTAACACTCGTAAAAGGATATTAAGTCCTCATCTTCTCCTGACGTTTTAAATGTTCCACCTATATCCTCTGCGATAATACTATCCCTATCTCTAAAATCTGCCTCGGAATATGATGAAACACTAACAGACCCAGTAGCTTTTTCTATTTTAGCCGCATAATCTGGGAGTAATAGCTTTAATTGAGCCTTGGACAATACCTTTCTCACGGTAATAAACCCAGCATCCCTAAATAGGAAATCTCTTGAAACTGGGTCAACAAAGACATCAAATGGGTCTATTCTCTTAAATCTTACTTCACCTCTTCCCTGGTCTTCATCTGGGTCAACATCAACATGAAAATACCCGATTCCCTTAGTCAAAGCATCAAGAATAACCTGTGAATAGAGGGATTTACCATTAGATAGATACCAACAATAATCAGATATCTCTGAATGAACCTGAGCAACATCAGTATCAGAACCCTCAGCTCCAACCGCTTTCCATCTAGGATTATTAGAAGTAACGAAATACTTCATTATCTCAATAATTGGAGTAATCCTATTGATAATAAAGTCAGGCATACCAGATTCTCTTAATCCATCATGCTCTTCGGTAGTGAGTTGTTCGTTTAAGTAGAAGTCATACCCTCTTTGAGCAACAAACTGCCATTTCCCTCTCTGAGCAGTATTAGACTTATTCCAGAGTTGGTGGTTCTCTTGAGCCTTTATTTTGTTGCTTTTTCTTGCCATTCTCTTTTATAGTCCTCCAAATCTATTTTATACTTATCATCCATCTTGTATATGTCTATCATTTCATGACATAGTGCTGTTGACATCATATAATAATCTATCTCAGTAATTTCTGGAGATAATTTACCTTCTTCCATCTTTTTATTGTACATTGTTTTAACATTACACAATTCAGGCCTTGTATCATAAATCTCGCAGAGATTGTCCTCCGTTAAATACAAACATGCGCCATCTCCTCTTTGTGGCATAAAACCATGTTCTCCAGCAATTCTGCAACATGCTCCACATTCTGAACATAAAAATTCACTCAAGGCTTCCTAATCTCGAAGTGAACTAAATCATCGAACTTATTGTCTTTAGTTTTAAAATCCATATCCCAGTCGCCGCCCCATCGAAGAACTATACCTTTCATTCTTGCTATTCCTAAAACAAAACCTGCAAAATAACTCATTCTTTCTCTATCTTCCCAATCAATCGGATAAGGTATCGCATCAACTGCAATGCTCGGAACTTTATTGTGTTTACCCATAGGGAACTTGAGCTTAGAGTTCCCCTTTTTATAAGCTTCATTTTGCTTACCCTTTCCTCGAAAACCCTCCAGTATTGTGCAGTCAAAATACCTAATAGCAATATTAAATACCTCCTGTAAGTCTTCATCACAGGTTTCCAGCTTCCCTCTACTTTTTTTACTAAAACGAGGCATTAGTATTGACGACCTGTCTTCCCAGATTTGCTATATCCCCCAGATAGGTCTAGTGTATCAGACTTACTTTCTTCTTTCTTAACTTTTTTCCACATTCTAGCATGTTCCCACATTCTAGCATGTTCTTCTTCGTATTCTCTACGTTTTCCATCAGAAATGTTGTGCTGAAATATCTCCTGGTCGGAATAACCTTCTTTAAGCAAAGAGTCTAACTTAGTAGAAGCGGATTTACTTAAAGGCCCCCAATCACCATCAACACCGTTTCCTAAAGGGCCTGTTTCCCCTAAATAAAAACCAAGATTCTTCATTATCCCTTGCATAGCAAGAACCTCACCTCTACTCATTTTTCTTTTTTGTCCCATTAGGCTACTATCCAGGGTTTAGCCTTACGTTTTGGCTTGTACCACTTCTTTTCTTTATTCTTAGAGTAATTAGGGGGAAAAGCATGCACATTTGCATAATAAAGCGATTCTATGGTGTCGTCATGAGCCATTCTGGGGCCGAAAGTAAGGATTTCGTTCACCAAATCAAACATATTCTCTCTCAAATTTACAGTTGCCATGCTAAATCTGCCACTTAAACCACTATAAATCCTGTTTCTTTTCTGAGTTCCACCTGGTTTTTCAGGTATTACAGCTATATCGAAGCGATTTATCCGCCTCCTTTCATCATTCAATGCTTGAAATATAGAACGGTTCATAGCCACATCCTCTACAGTAGCTGAGGTACAATGATACTTATTATAGAGTTCAATGATATAGTCGACAACGCCTTTCTTCTCAAGAAGTTCCCCATCCATTCCTTTAGCTCCTATAGTTGGAATACTTCTATGCCTTTCATATTCGAGAACGAATAGTCCATTATCTGTATCCACACCCACAACCATAATGACACTAAAATCAGATTCTTTAGTATCAATGTCAGTAGCAGGGTCACAACCGATAAATGTATTGATAGGTCTCTTTTCTCCGTCTTGTACGATATAGTTAACGCCTTCTTCATGCTCATAGTAACCTTCCCAGTATTTAACGTGTTGTCTTCTCCATACAGAATCTTCTTCTGACTGAACTTCCATCATGTACTCTTGAAAGAATTTTGCAGGCTGACCTGAATCTCGATAGAACTTCTTTTTCTCTTCGAGCTTACTTGATGGAAAGAAGGAAGGCCAAAGCACACTACCTGTCGGTAGTATGGCTTTATATGTCACTACCTTCCAAGCAAACTTTTCTTTTTTCTTCTGACTACGAGCATGATTGACGATAAGATTGTTGATAAAGGAATCATAATGAACAGGAGTACCATTAACACGGAGCCTGCCAGTATGAGGCTCAAGAGCGGGATATACAACAGCAGTGACCAGATTAGCATTCTTAGCTCTAGCTTCAACCGTGATAGTGTTTTGTTCGTGCTCGAAGTCGTCAAGACATATGAGGTCGTACCGTTTGTGGAGTTTCGCTCCACCTCTAATGCCCGCGACGTTTGACTTTGAGATGAGTTTGCATCCATTTTTTAATTCAATATCCTCCTCTGTCCATTTATTCCCTTTCATTGCTCCAAAGAAATATTTGATTCGGTCATTATACTCAAGATGATATTTAATGTAGTCCATATTGCCCACGCTAAGTTTCTGAGTAGCGGAAACCCATGCATAAAACAACATATCGTCCTGAGGACAAAATAAGAAATCTTTAAGAATAGAAGCCTTTGTTAAAACGGTTTTACCATGTCCTCTTGGAAGAATGATAGCTAACTGTTTGACTTCTAAATCATCTATACAATCAGCCATCTCATAGTGAAAAGGTGGAGTCTCACTACGCATGAAATCATCGGGAAGAAAGAGCTTCCCAAAAGCGATTAAATCACTCTTTGCTAGGAGAAGAGCCTGTTCCGCTTCCGATATCTGAGTCTCGTTTATATTTGCCATCTAAGAACTTTCCAAATTTCTTATCCTGTTTCATATACTCAAGATAGTTTGAGAATACCAATTCAATATCATCTATCCTCTGACTAAGCATCTGAGCATGATTAACAAGGCTTTCTACAACTCTTACTACTTCTCTCCTTGAAACAGGCTTCCTGTTGGGATGTTTGCTCATCCTTGCCCCCTTTTCTTTTTACGATAATACTTCTTACTACCAATATTCCCAAATTTAGAACCTTTCCCCTGTCCTTGCCTTGTTTTTTTAGCCTTCTTTCTCTCTGGGGAATAATCAGTTAGCTTCGGCATTGTAGTGAATCCTAGTTGGAATGTCCATACCTTCTATGATAGCAAGCATGGCTTTGAGAGCGTCATAGTGTCTCGAACTAAAATCATATAAGTTTAGAGGTAGCTGTGACTTTAATTTTTTAAGCTCCCTAATCGCTTCATCTAAATCTTTTTCGATTAATTCTCCCAACACCTTATTCCTTCATCTGAGAACTCCATAGTAACCCATCCTGTTCTGATAACTGGGTAAACTGCATACCTAGCATAAGCGGCGTACCTTAGAAAAGAACCTCCTCTCACGTACCATCTCCTTTTGAGAGACTCTTCATCACCTTCAACTCTAATCGAGTCAACTGGCTTAGCATATAGCTGATGATTGTGCCCAAGAACGAAAACATCGCCATCAGAGTAAATCGAAGCAAGTCTATCCAATTCAAGGTCACCATTCTTCGCACCACTCTTCCCGTGTCCACTAACAAGGTAGTAATCCTTACCCTTGACGGAAATTCTAGTATACCCTGGATATTGGTAGTACGGTACATTTAACTCAGCCGAGAGGGTTTTACATACATCGAAATCGAGAATAACATAGCTTCTAAGAAAATCATGGTTGCCTCCCCTTACGAATAGACATTTGTCCTTTATTGGAGATACAGCTTGGAGAAAACTTAGATACTGGTCTTCTGGAGGTTGTATCTGACCCCTTCCAGAGATAGCCTTGTATCCTGGAGGAATCATCTCTATCATATCTCCATTTCCAAACCATACTGAATGTGGGTCTTTTGCTATTGTCGTAACAGCGTCACTGAACTTTCTAACATCAAACTCTCTTGCCCCAAGATGGATATCTGTGAGACAGTGTACTCTTACAACTTTGTTAGATGAATAAGTAAGTACTTCCCCAGGCTGAATAGTTGGGTCGTATTCCTTAACCTCTGTGTCAAGAGGTATAGAAAAATTCTTTGTACATGACTTACACTTATACTTCTGCGCAATTCCATACTTCCTCTTTCTTTTCCCATCCTTTTTGGTGTACATCGAAGAACAATGTGGGCATATCATCTTTCCCCCTTATCTGTGCCGAGAATCTTCCTCTCAGCTTTTTCTATTTGTTCAGGTGAGAACCCGCTAAACATGCCGATAACTCCCTGTTCCACTCTCTTGACTCCGCTACCGAGAGTACCTATTGCTTTGCCGAGTTCCTTCAAGCTCTGAAGAGCTATGTTCTCATCAACACTGGTCTCAGCAAGAGTTTTTAGATTATTTAGGATGTATTCATGATTGATACCAAGAGACTTGGCTATGTCCTGGACACCCTTCTCAACTTCTTTCATTACTCGCTCCTGTTTTAAAAGTACGGCAGCTCTTTTCTTAGCTTTGTCTGGTGACTCCTCATCGTAAGCATCCATGTAGGACTTTACCACACCCATTCCTACCGATACGTTGGTAGCGAATATCCTTTCTTTGTTAGTTACCTTTTCCCTCTCTCGAACTCTTTTGGTGGTGTCTTT